CTCCCCCTTAACTTGCATTAAGGAGGATACTTTCCAACCAGGGCTACGCTCAAATGCGTTTCAAAAATGTTCCTGTGATTATCTTGCTTTCGCATGAGTCACAGTTATATCGGAGAACCGTTTGGTGTAGACCGGTACATTCGACTTTCCAATCGAGTCGACCTGACCCTTTTAAAACCGCGTTTCCCTCGGGATAACGGCAAGGATCAGATCAAGGTAGAAGGACTACCTCGTACCGGGCAAGTGAGTAGTGATCGTATTCGAGGTCTTCTCACGAAGACTCGATTCGGCGTCTCTCCTTCCAGTTACGGAAGTGATTTCATCATATTCTGCTTCGAAGGAAGCAGGTAGGTGTTCTCTATCCCCTCCCTTAGACTCGCGTCTAAGAAAAGTAGTCAAATCCTGTTCCTGCAACCTTCTTCAGAGCCGAGCTCAAGATACGATCGAGGTTCTTCCTCGGACTTTCTCCAGTTACGGAGTTCCGATTCGGCGTCTCTTCTTCCAATTACGGAAGCGATTTGGGTATCCTCTTCAGAACTTTTCTGATAGGTATTCTATTTCAAATCCTGTTCCAGATAAGGTCTTTAAGGGCCGAGATCAACAGAAGAATTGCTCCTGAACTTAAAGTTCAGAGGTCTCACTTACTCACCAACGTGGGTAACAGTGGATCTAAAGAGCCCCGAGTGTCGGTACCAACGTCTAAGAACTGCACCTTCGGTTGCTGATGATTTCTCATGAGTCCGTACGTGTATGTTCGAAGGCCAAGGTAACGCTCCGAGCTGAGTCTCGATTTCTCTAAACTCAGCCCAAAGTTCTTCAAAACCGGACCAAGTCAGGTCCGGTAGAGAGATTTCCTCGAGTTTGGTGCGAAGGTCCCGGATCGCTATGACAGAGTCTAAGAAAGCCTCTCGATACACGATTTCATTCAGGGCATCCGCGTAAGCGGGTGGGAGATTTCTCTCCGTCCCCTCCTGAGTCGTCATTCGATCTGGCCCCCTTTCGACCGTGCCATAATGTTCCCGATCCCGATAAACAGTTCCTAAAGTCTTAGCTACCTTAACCAAAGGTAGAAAAGCCTCTAGTGAATCAAGTAAGAGTTTTACCTCTTGCTCGAAAAACTGTGTTACCAGGGCAGAAACCCTAGTCTCCACTTCTTTATACGCGCCAGCTACCGATTTCATCGGGAGCCAGGCCTTAAGAGAAGTGTATTTCGGTGATCCAGGACCATAGTACGTGATAACGTAGTTCCGCAACCTTTTCGGCATCGAGAAGAGCCGTTTAGATGCGTTGGCCTTTGCTCTATATCCATAACCTAAGACAGATAACATCTGCCCTAAGGTTAGAGAATATTTTCGCACGAGTTCGAGTAGACCGGCAAGAGATTGCCGGCCCATAACAAATTCAGCGAAAGGAACCATAGAAACGTCCTTCCCTCTCAGGAAGGTACGCTTCGCAAATTCCAGTGCAACGCCTGACAAGGATACCAGAGATTTATGATCTCCGATACCCACATCCATTCGACCCATCAAGACTTGATAGGTACGGGCTACTTTACCATTTCCTATGACTACGTCATCTCCCAAGATAGCGTAGCCAGGGAACCACTCTTTATTAGTGGAGATCTCTCCAGCTTTAAGGGCGGCCCACTGAACGAAGGCATGATGGACCAAAGCGAGCATGGACCACGAAGACAGCGCTCCCATAGGCTGCCCGGTAGCATAAGTGACGAACCCGGTTTCAGACAAAGGAATAGGCTTTTGGCCTTTCCCAAGCTTAATCGTTTTCGGACACGAATACTGCCGAGCAACTAGGAGAGACGCCCAGAGTTCTGCCCCCCAACTTGTTAAGAAGGGAGACAGAAGGACTTTCTGCAAGACGACAGGTATACGATCTGTTGCCGCCGAAAGATCGAAAGAATACAATGGTGGTAAGCGCCCGTTTTTACGGTTTGCTTCCTGCCACTGCACCAATCTTTCAATCGGTTGCAACTGGTTAAAGGTACCATCTTGCGGAATCTCTGCCAGCAGCTTGAAGATCCCTTTTTGAAGGGAATCGAAAAGCCACTGGGTCCAAGGGTCCACCATCGCGAAAACACGCACCTTACCAGCCGGCTCGGGTTTAAATCCGAGTTTTCCTAAGTGGTTGGTTGCTTCAAAAGGGCAACTAGGACCACTGCCGATTGGCAGTGAATCCTCCCACACCCAGAGTTCCTTCCCCCACTGCTCTATCCGGTTCAGCACCCAAATGTTGCCAGTCATCTTACACCACCCTTCTAAAAGGGGGTAAAGAGAGGACTGACGCCAAGCGAATGCTGACGCCAAAATAGAAGCAGGAGAAGTATTCTGGGCCCCCACCGGTGCATTCGCACCGATGACGCTAGGACCTGATTTTGCAATCAGGAACGGTTTGGCACGTAGTGTCTTCATATATTCCAATGGACCTTCTCCCTCCTCACTCCAAAGCGCATCCGTCACACTTCCTTCTTTTTGAAAGTTGTGCTTCAGACTAGCCGTAAAATGAGTTGTCACGAATTGACTAAATTCAGACACTAAGGAGATATCCATTTTCGAAGGATCAGTAATTGTGTTCAACTTTACTTTCCCAGGAAACGCTAAGACTCGGTATAAGCCGAATAGCGTAGCCCAAAATCGTATTGTCCAAACACACCCTGACCGTATCGAGGCTCTGTGAAGAGCTGGAATAATAGACGGCAATCCACCATGTCTCCGACCGACTCGCGCCCCGAAGGGCGAAAGATCGTGTAGGCGCTGACCTCCTATCACCTGTTGGAGCATAGAGGATGAAGCTTTAAGGTATATTACCAAAAATTTCATTCCTCCATGTTTATACAACCGATGGTACTTAGCCAGCGTTGAGATAACCACTTTGACCACTGAAAGGTTCACACTCCGACCCAGCAACGCCACACATCCTAAGACGTGTGGAATCGCCGGTCGCCCAAGTTTTACCTTGAGCATGGCACTAAGCGACGCATAGTCAGCCAGTAGTCTTGAAAATGCTTGAACTTTCGTTCTTGTCATATCTTGATATACAGTTTTCTATTGTCTACTTAGACTTCGGTTTCCTCTTGCGAGGGCCGCAGCCAGCCTTGGAAGGCTTTGGTGTAGTTACCAATCAGGCTTCAAAGTGCTAATCGCACTACCAAGATCGACCCCCCACATTCCTCTCGGAACATGGATTTCGGTTTTCCCTTCTTCTTCGTTTTACCAAGAAGAAGGAACCTATCTCACTCAGCAGATTGACCTCACCTTGACCTGTCTCACACGAGACTGGCTAAGAAGGTTCGACTGTTGGGCATAGGCACTGAAACAGTGAGACCTACCAACGTTCTGCTACCATCCGACTATTAACCACAGTTGGTTGTTAGAAAAGAAGAGGGGCCCTCTCGGGTCTTCATTCAATTCCCTTCCCTTTCCGTAAGTTTTCATCGAACTTCGCCTTCGGGCGTTGCTCGTCAAACCTATTATGGTGGAACTTAGACAGTCTACGCGCGAGTCCAATCGGACGCGTGGGGAGGCAACTCCTATCAAATGCACGGTATATGAACCAAGCACTCGACAAGAGCCGCCTTCTAGGCGACTTTCTAGAGCCG